TCGCCGTGGGAAGTGGGAACACGTAGGTCTCAGCTTCACCCTGAACGAGAGCGATCATCAACTCCGCGCGGGTGCTGTCAATGGCGGTATCGCCCAGGTACGTGCCGAGGTCGGAAGCAGTAGCGATAGGTGTGCTCATGCTCGTCTCCCTCGACACGTACCGGGTGGGGTTGGATCAGGCGACCTTGACGGACGCCACGACGAGCGCCTGCGGGCGCACGACCTTGCCGCCGTAGAGGTGCAGGCCCTTGAGCGCGTCAGCGAAACGCAGCTGGGGGCGGTACGCCTCGACCTTGTTGATCTGCTCGGCGTAGGACGTCGCGAGGGACGTACCTGCGATGGCGAGCTGGCCGCCACCGCTGATCGCGATGTCGACGACAGCGGCACCCGCGGTCGAGTTGACGGCGGTGGTCGCCGCCGTGCCGTCTGCGGAGACAGACACGACGGTGTTGGCTGCACCGACACCGGTGCCGGTGACGGTCATGCCCACGTCGCCCTGGTTGAACGTGCCAGCGGCACCAGTGAGGACCTTGTTCGCGTTCACCGTGGTGGCGTGAATGCCGGTGCGGTTTGCCTGGAAAGCGTTGTTGGACTCGAAGATGTCGAATCCGCCCGCGCGCCCGACGATGCCGTTTCGAAGGCCATCGCTCGTTCCAGCCTCGTTGACCTTGATGAACCGGGTATCGAGGAGAAGCTGCCCGTAAGTGGCAGGGTCGATCACGATGAAGCGACCGAACTTCGGGACGTTTGCCTGCGTGAGCTTCACGCCGGCAGGCACGAGGAGCTTGTCGTAGACGTTCGTCACGGTCGTCGCGTCGACGACGCCGAGGCTGTTGCCAGCCGCGCCGGCCATCTTGGCGGCGACGAACTGGTCGGCAACGTCGGCCAAGCCGAACGCTGCGCGCTGGGCGGCCTCGGTCATGAGGGCGCCACCGGAGCGGGTCTGACGCATGTCGATGTCGTCGACGGCGAAGTTGAACGCCTTCGACTGGTCGATGAGCAGGAGCTGCTCAGCGTCGGTCAGCGCCTGCACTGCCGGCAGGTCGGTGTCCTTGGTGTAGTCGGTGATCGTGACGTCGGCCACGGACCCGATGTGGACCGTGTCGCCGAAGGCAGAGATTTCGCCCTCGTAGTTGCGGTTCACGCACGGGGCTCCCGCGTAGACGAGGGCCTTGGCGAGGATGGAGAGGAGCTGGGCGGACCAGACCTCGGGAATGAAAAACTGAACGGTCATGAGGATTCACGCTTTCTGGGGGAGAGGGGTTAAGCGCCCATCAACTTCGACAGGCGACCCTCGGCCTGAGCCTTGGCGATGCCGTCGTAGTCCTTCTGGGCGTACATGTGCGACACGTCTTCCTTGGACAACTGCCCCGGCGCAACAGGTCCGGACGCGCTCGAGCCCTGTGCGGGGTTCGGTGCGGGCAGACGTGAGCCGGATGCGGCACCAAGCCGCGGGTTTGACTCGACAGCCGCCGTGATCGCAGCCTGCAAGGCCGTGGCGTCCGTGGGGTCGATGTCCTTGACGCTCGCCAGGAACGTCTTCGAGTCCAGCAACGCGACAGGATCGGCGATGCTGCCCGCAGCGCGGAACACGGCGAGTTCAACTCGCGCGGCTCGTGCTTCGGCGGAACTTGCGGTCAGTTGTTCGGTGAGTTTGGCCGGGTCGGCCGATTCGTCGCCCTTGATGATGCCGAGGGCCTTGCCGATCTCCTGCGCCATCGCAGTACGTGCGTCCTTGGTTGCAGACTCAGCGGCCTGCCGCTTCGCCCGTTCTGCCTTGAAGTCGTTGCGGATGGCCGCGATGACCTTCTGTGAGCGCTCGTCAAGAGCGCTCTCATCGAGTTCCTCAGGTTCCGCCGCCGGTGCGGGTGCAGCGGGTGCCTGCGGGGCATCTGTGGATGCTTGCGGTGCGGGTGGTTCCTGAAAAAGTTGGCTGTCGGCCATGACTGTGTCCTCCAGGGACGGTGTTGTGTTTCCCCGCGCCAGGCGGGAGGTCTAGTTACTTGCCCGTGCCGCGGGCGACACGCTTGGCCGCCTTGGCGCCGGTGATCGGGCGGCCTTCGACGGCCTGCCGGAAGGCGTTGCGGGCGTCGTTGCCTGAGCGACCCTTAGTCGAGTCAGCCCAGAGGGTCTGCATGTCGCGCATCCGCGAGCTCGGCTCATAGGCGGTGAAAACCGCCTCGGCATGGCACCGGCAGCCGTCATGAGCCTGGAAGTCAGCCGACGACTGCCGCTTGTACAGCATTCCGGCGCCGGCACGCAGCGCGAGCATGACGCAGAACGAACACGCACCCGGCTCCGTGACGCGAGCCCAACCCTTCGCGTACTTGTCCGCCTTGACCGCGCCGATGATCGTGTCCCGGCCCTGATCGAGGACCAGTTGCGACACCGACTCATCCAGCCGGGCCATCGCAGCCGTCGTGGTGTCCGCAGTGACCGGCCCGTACAGGTCCGTGGTCGCCCACGACACTGCCGACTCGATCACCGAATCCGCAGGCGACGGAGCCACCTTCAGCGACGGGCGACCGGGCACCGAAGCCGCCCGTCGCTCGCGCTGGTAGTACATCAGCGCGCCGGCGGCCGATGCCTGTCCGTACCGCTGGACGATGGCCCGAACCGCGGCCGTGAACCGCGGCATCGTGGCCTGCAGGTTGTGCAGGTCCAGTAACGGCCACGCCTCCCGCAGCAGGGACGGGATCAGCGCGACGATATCGGCCTGGAGCATCTGGTGCTCATCCGCTAGGCGCGGCGGGGCGTCAACTGTTGGCTGGGACACTGACCGGCATCTTCTTCGGCATCGCCGCAGGCGTCGGGGTCGCACCAGCGACCACGACCGGCGCGTTCTCCGTCGCAGCGTCGGCGGTGACCGCCTTCGCCGTCCGCAAAGCCCGCGCCTCCATGGAGTGCGCAATCTCCTCGAGCATCGACTGGCCCTGATCCAGCTTGCGGTCCTGCTCGAGACGAGCACGCTGCACCGCAGACCAACCGAGAGCCTTCAACGTCTCGTCGGAGGCTGCAGGAATGGCGCCGGCCGATATCTGCTTCGTGATCGCATCCGCGGTCACACCAGGCGTCTCGATCGCCACACCGGCCCAGTCGACCGCCATACGCTTGAACTCCTCGGGCAGGTCACCGTTGTGCTGGTAGCGAATCCCGAACTGCATCGCCTTGACCATCGGCACACCGAACACGACCTGCATCCGACGAGCGCGCCGGTCGCGGCGCGCATCAGCCACCGCGGCAGCCTCGGCACTCGTCGGGTTGCCTTGCGTGTAGAGGCCAAGATCCTGAGGAACAGCAGCGAGGATGCCCGCAGCCTGCGAGGCGTACATCTCGACCAGCTTCGTGAACACGGTCGGGTCGTAGGGGGTCAGTTGCTTGACCTCAGGCAGGTCGCCGTCGTCGTTCCGCTCGAGGGCAAGCACTTTGTTGACGTAGGTGTCCCACGCCTTCTTCGGTGTCCCATCAGGGGCCTGGAAATCGGACTCGGCGGCACCAAGGATCAGCTTCTGCGGCACGCTGTAGAACTCGCGTGCCACCTCGAGGCCGAGCAGGGTCCGGCAGGCGCCGTCGACGATGGACATCAACTCGGGGGTGATGTTCGAGTAGCCGTCGCGCCAGTCAGCACGAGGGTTGTTCGCCATGCGACCGATCGGCACCACACCGAAACCGTGGTCATCGCGGTCCACGATCTGCCACTGCTTGCGGTCATCCTGGGCGATCTGAATGGTGCTGTCCGGCAGCATGAGAGCCGCGTGCATCACGTCATCGACCCAGTAACCCTGAAGCGCACACTTGGCCTTCGTGCCGGTCAGGTCCCACAGGACGGCCATGTTCAACGGCGACTCAACCGTGATCCGCGGGGAGCCGCCCGGCTCGTCGGGAGAGCCGACAAGCCAGTAAGAGCGACCCATCGCCAGCGCATCGGTGAACGCCAGCGACTGCTCAGCCTGCAGGCCGTTGTCGTCCCACATGTCCCACAGGTCTTGGTCGGAGTCTGTGGCCCCGACCAGCCGGAACCCGTCAGCGCCAAGGCGTTCGACGTAGGGGTCGACCGCGATCCGTGACCAACCCACGAGGGTCCGCAGTTGGCCCGCGATCTCGTCAGGGATCGCAATCTTGAGGTTGCGGATGATCTGCTCACCCTTGTAGTACGAGTTCGTCAGCAGCATGTCGGAGCGGTCCAACTGTGCCCGTGACTGCAAGCGGCCGATCATGGCCCGCTCATCGTCGGACAGGTTGACCAAGGGCAGTGTCGGGATCGTCGTCGGGCTGAAAGGTCGTGGGTACGAAGCCCAATCGGCGAAACCGACCATGCGTGCCCACCACCTTCCGGGTTACTCGAGGAGTACGATGCGCCCCCTGCCGGGACCCTTCTTACGTTTCTGCCATTCCTTGGACGCCAACACCAGCCGGCGAACCATGCGCACACCGACCACGCATATCGCGGCGTCGATCTTGCGCGGCGAATCCTTCGACTCCTTGGAGATGCTCGAGCGGCCCTTGTAGTCGTGCCGGCGCGCGTTGCCCACATGCCGGGCCACAACCGGGTTGCCGTCGTGGCTGAATCCCTGCTGCAGGATCTCCTCGAGGCACGTCTCGGTGGCCTCAGCGAACTCGTACGCCCGTGAGCGCATGTCCCACGCGATCGACATTGGCTCACGCGCCGCCGGGGCCGCCATGACGAGATACCCGGCCTTGTAGCGATCGGGCCAGGTCACCTTGACGAAGCCTTGCCACTCCTGCACGTCCGCGAAGAACGCGACGACCTCGTACTTCTCGTGCGCGCCGATCACGGCCGAGTCGACAGCCTCAACAGGCACCACGTCGTTGGCGTTGTGTGCCGTGTCCGGCTCCCACACGCCCACCGTGAACACGAAGCCGTCAGACATCCGGCAGCCCATGAGCGCGGTCGCGTCGCGAGACTTCGACCCGTCGAAGAACAGGACCACGGCCTCTTTGGCGGCCACGACCTCGTCGGGCTTGGCGAGCTTCGCCCAATCCTGCGGCTCGATCCACGCATCCTCGTCAGCGGTCGGCTGGTTGAGGTACTTGCGCCGCGAGTCCGCGGCCGATGCCTGCAGGTCCCAGATGCGTTCCTTGATGGACTCGAGGTCAGCCCACCAGCAGTCGTCATAGACGAACTTGAGCGCCTCGGTGACACCGATCTCACCCTTGGTCTTGTCGGGGGAGTCCGTCAGGACCGCGGTCGGCGGCGCTACCCGGGCGTCGTACAGGATTTTCGTCGACCCGCGCGCGTGCCCCTCCTCCTGGGCCACCCACGCGAGGAACGAAGCCTCAGCGACCGAGTCCCTACCCGGCATCCACGAGTTGCACGTCTCGATCATCCGAGACCCGGACTTAGCCAAGTTGTCCGCCAGTGTCGCAGCGAACTCCGGGCCGCCGTTGGACGGCAGCCAATGCTCCGGCTCGTCACCAACGATGCAGGTCGCCTCGCCACCCTCAGCGGCGCTCGATGACGACGTGAGGACGTGGAGCTTCCCGCCGCCGGCCTTGTTGTAACGCTTCTCACCCGGGTCGAGCCCGAAGTCGGCGACGATGCGCGACCCCTTGGGCGCGAACGCCCGGACCATCCGCATCGTCCACTCGGTCTGTATCTCAGCAGTCGCGGCGATCTGCACCAGCGGCATCGTCACCGGCTTACCGACACACCCGCCCCGCTCGATCGTGGGGTCGAAATGATCGAGCCGCACAGGCGCGCACAACTCCACCAGTGCGATGACCGCGGCGAAGGGCGACTTACCCGAGCCCTTCGCTAGCCGACGAACCGCGCGGCGGTAGATCCACGTGCCGTCCTCGTTCAGCCCGTACCAGTGCAGCAGGAACCGGACCTGCGACATGGTCGGCTGCCAGCGTTGGCCAGCCTTAGGCCCGTTCGGCTGCCTCAGGTACTTCGTCCCGAACTTGACGGCTTCCCACCCAAGGGTCAGCGTGGGGGTCTCGATTGGGAGAGTGACTAGGCGGTCGAGCGGACCAACCTCACGCGCCATCGCTGGTCGTCAGGTACGCGACGAGCGTGGGGTTGTCGCGCAACACGCATACGATCGGCGACTCGAACAGGCTGACGACGGCTTCCTCGCGGGCACCCTTGTCCTTGCCGAGACCACGCCAGTCGGGGCTACCCATGACCGCCATGCATAAGGCGTGCATGATCTCGTGCCAGAGCGTCGCACGTTGGACGTCAGGCGCGGCTTCGGGATTGATCGAGATGACAGCCTCGATGTTCTGGGTGTGGCCGAAGTCGCCTTTGCGCTGGATCTTGTGCTCGATGCGCGTCCACTCGTCAGGGTCGATGGTCACCTTGTAGGTGACTGAGCCGATGACGACCGAGGCGGGCATCTCTGCCGCGACGCCCATCACGCGCTCGATGTGCGTGTCCCACGCCTTACTGGCCATCACGCGCTCGCAAGCTTCGACTGGAAGTCAGCCAGCGCCGTCACAGACGCCTCTTCGTCGGCATCGACGGCCGCGCCACGCTCCAACTCCACCCGAGACCGACGACGATCCCCCTCAGTCACCAGCAACGACGCCATCGCCTTGAGGTACGCCGACAGGCTCGCACCCTTGAGCGGGATGACGGCGAAGATCGCGCCGTCCTTCTCCGTGAAGCCAACGACCTGCTCCGACAGATCCCGCGAGATCGACTCCGCGATCAGGAACGCCGTCGCCCAATCCGACGGCTCATACCAGTGGCTCTGACCAGACAGCGCCAGCGAGTCATACCAAGTCCGAGCCACCCTGTGCCACGCATCGTCAGCCACCGGAACGACGACGCTCGCAGCCGCCGGAGCCGTCGTGATCTGCTCGGCAGGCTCGGCCTTCGCGTGGTGGCCCATGCGATCAGCTGCGCGCTTCGGGACAGGACCTCGAGCACCCATCAGACGACCTCGATCGTGCCATCGAACACGAGGATGCCGCGAGCGCCAGCCGCTTCCCTGATCTCCAACGGCCGGGCGAAGAGTTCGTCCACGAGCTCGTCACCCACCTCATCGAGAACGATCAGGTACTCAGGCTGTGAGACCTCACCAGCAGTGAAAGTGGGCAGCGGGACGATCTGCAGACGAGCCATGTTGACCTCCAGGGTCGGAACGCGCCGCCAGGGCGCGGTTGAAGCATGCGTGCGGTGATATATCACGGGTTGCGGTAGTTGAAGACCCAAACGTCAAAACCCGGGCTGAATGGCTGGCGCTAACCAGCATCGCCCGCGCATCCTTAGGGGTAGGGGTCCCCTCCCCACCCTTATGCGTGGGGTGGTATATCAGATGAGCCCGGGATGTGTCTCGGTTGGGCGCTTGCCTCGTGCTGCGCGTTTGGCGTAGCCGGCTGCCCTGCCTCGTGTGGCTTCTGCCTTGCTCTTGTCTGCGTGGCAGTCGCGTCCACAGGTGGGGCAGGGTGTGCCGTGCGCTGGCCGTAGGTTGCTCGCGTCGTGCACTGACACGTTAGGGATGGTCCACTCTGCCCAAGCGATGACGTGGTCTACCTGTGTCGCGTCACCGTGTCCGCATAGGTGGCAGATGCCGCTGTGTGCAGCGATGATGCGTTGCTGCTTGTGCCAAGGGATGTACTCGCTTGGCGTGCGTCGCTTCTGATCCCACGCCATGCCGCTCACCTCACTGCTGTGCGGGTACGACGTCCTCATGTGTGGGGCAGTAGGTCACGACGCTGGCTCGCAGTAGGACGCGCGTGCCTGCCTCATTGGTCGGCGCACCTTCGGCGAGCATGGTTGCTGCTACTTGGTCGGGCGTCTGTCCTGCGTCGAGGCTCTCGCAGATGCCGTGTCCGATCTCGATCCACGTGGCGTTGTCGATACCGGGCCATATGCCGTCGAGGAGTGTGAGGAACGCGGCTTGGTTGCTGGGTGTCGCGCTGGCCACCGGTGTCGCTGCCGGAGCGCTTGAGCATCCGGCGAGCACGAGGACAGCGATGAGTGCTAGTGCGATGCGAGTCACACCGGACAGAGTGGCACGACTCGGGCGGTGATACGAGGGTTGGGTGCCTAGCGCAGCGCTGCGATCAAGGGCACTAAGACCCAGGCGAGCAGGCCGAGGGGCACCCATGCGACGCGGGATGGCACACCGAGCGCGGCGAGGGCGAAGCAACTCGCGGCCACGAGGAGGAGGATCACGGTGATGATGTACATGTCGTCTCCCGTCGTCGGTTGGGCAACGCAAAGGACGACCAGCCCGTTAGGCGTAGTCGTCCGTGCGGTTAGTGTGACACGGCGCCGGTCATCTGTCTATCACTCGTGCCGGTGTGTCGCAGGACAGCGTTCGCGTCATAGAGCTTGTGCCTGCCCCAACGCTCACGCGCTGCGGGGATGCGTGCCCGTGAGATCACCTTCCGGACTGCCGCTGGTGTCATCCCGAGGTACGCGGCCATCTCCGCTGTTGTCAGCAGATTCACGTCTGAGTTGCTCCCTCTGCGCAGCTTCGTGTGCTTCACGGAATGCGATCCAGAACTCTCGCTCATCATAGATGCGGCGGCATCGTAGGCAGTCCCAGTAGTCGCTGAGTCCGCTCGTGTACCACTGTTTGGCCAGTTGGCCGCCGCAGTCCTGACACTCGACGCCTACCGCGATGACTGGCCCGTCGTTGCGTCCCAGCGCACGCTCGACGTGCCCGCGTAGCCGGCGCATGTCCCCAGCGAACTCGTCGAACGCCGGATGGTTCTGCGCCGCCCACGTTAAGTGCTCGTGCAGGAAGCTCGTCACGTTGCTGATCGTCGCCTTCGTGGTCGCAGCGTGCAGCCCCATGTCCTCACGCATCGCGGCTTCCCACCTCTCGAGCTCGAACAACACGGATGGCGTGTCGCTGGGTCGCTCCACGCTTAGCTCAGGCGTGCGCATCGGATCTGCCTCATCGAGCGCGCGCTGCATGGCCGCGTTGTAGCCATCCGACCCGTATCCGATGAGGCTGAGCACGTCGCCACCCATCAGCGGCGTCTCGGCGTTCCTGCTGCCACCCTCGCCAGCGCCGGGTGACCTCGTGCTGTAGGCGTGCAGGTGCATCGGCAGCAGCGCGTGGCCGTCGACGATCGCGTTGAGGTCGATGCGGGTGTGGTTCAAACACGCGGTACACGTCTGCCGCTGCGTGATGGCGAGCTCCGTCTCCTGGCAGCAGATGCAGAGCCGGATCGGTGGGCCTTCGGTGTCGCTCATTCGCTTCCCTCTCGGCCGTCGAGCGAGTGGTGGACGTACACCCACGTGTCCGGGTTGGTGCAGACGAGCTCGGGTCGGGGTCCGCACGCGCAGTCCGGGGTCTCTTCGTGTGCCGTGAGGTCGGCCTCGGGGAGGACGTGGACCGTCGAGTCGGTGGCGTCATCCCACTTCGCCGCCCAGGTCATGGAGTCCTCTCCGGTGCAATCTTCGAGATGGCGCGCATGAGCGACACGGCGAACGACCGGTCGATGGTCCCCGCGGTGCGTGTCGTCCAGTACGTCGGCCGTCCAGGTGCGAGGTCGCGAGCCGTCTTGACAGCACGTAGGCCCTTCCCTGACAGGGCGATCAGGCCCCACGTCTCAGGTAGTTCGCCGGGCTTCACGATGCCGCGGTCCGGCACGACGACCCACCAGTGCGTGACCAGCGGCGGCTTGTCGGGGTTGACCGGGTCTTGGCCGGTGAACTGGCCGGCCTTGCTCAGGTCCTTGAGCTCTCGGAGCCAGTCGGATCGGCTGACTTTGACCTCGTGGCCGTGGATCGCGAGGCCGGACGATTCCCACAGGTCGACGGCGATGAAGTCTGCCGTGCGGCGTGCGTTGAACCCGGCGTTGCAGCGGACGTGTTCGGCGCAGACGTAGCGCTGTCCGCCGTTACCGACGAGCGGCGAGTACCGCTTGTGCAGAAGGTCGAGCATGGACCGCTCGGTGTGTGCGTCCGTGACGTCTTCCAGACCTGGATCGTCTCCTGTGAACGAGAGTGGCTGATCGCTCACTTGTCCCCCTGGTTGTTGGTGGCGAGGATCTGGCCGATGATGACGAGGGCCTGTTGCTCGGTGAATCCTTCGGCCATGAGCGCGAGGAACACTTGCCGTAGCGCGTTCGCCATCTGCCGGATGTCGGCTGCCGGTTCGATCGGTGCAGGCGTCAAAGCGTTCTCCACTTGTCGTTGCCGAGGTACCGGTGTGTCACTTTTTGGAACTCCCGGCCCCGGGTTTGGCCTGGTCGTAGCGGGATCGGCCAGCCGGCCATTTCGCGTTCGGTTGGCGGGTGACCGCCGCCGTACCAGTGGTGGCCGCCGCGGTGACCCGGCCTCCCCGTCCATCTCGTGGCGACGTCGAGCAGCCACCATCGGAGCCGCCGGGCAGGCGACACGCAGGCAGTCACGGGGTGGGCGTCGGGCGACGGGTAGGCGGGCATGGTCGCGAGGTCGAACCCGTCCCTGTGCGCTTCCCAGCCAGCCGCGAATCCGATGACCATCAGCGTCGCATCGGTCGGCGGGTAGCCGATCTCATGACGGACGTGGAACGCGTAGGTGTTCAACGCGGCCTCAAACTCGCTCATGCGGCACCGCCGAAAAGAGGTTCGGTGGTGGCCTCATCGGCGGCGCGCAAGGTGGCTGCCCGCGTCTCGGCGTGGTGGTCGCGGTCGTAGCGGAGGTGGCAGCCCTGGCAGAACGCGCGCAGGTTCGCTCGCTCGCAGTTCTCCGGGGTGTGGTCGAGGTGCGCCGTCGTCAGAACGACGATCGACCCAGTTCCGACCGCTAGGTGTCTGTGGACGTTCTCACAGCGCCCATCCGGGCCGAGGTGCCAGTTCGGGCGCCCACACTCGCCACGGCACTCGCACCGCCAGCCAGCGGCTTCCTTCACCGCGAGCGAGATCGCAGGCCAGTCCGCGGGGTAGCGGTTTCGGTTCTCCGGCCTGATCGGGCTCATGCCTGCCTCCGTTCGAGGTCGTCGAGCATCGCTTCGAGGTGCCGGATTTGGTGCCGGTCCCGCTTCGCCCGCTTCTCGACCTTCGCCAGGCGTCGGAGCGCCCGCGCGTGTAGGTCGGACACAACTTGACGGTCAGCGTTCGCGATCTTGTCGGCAACCTTGAACCAGTGGTCGACGTAACCCATCGACGCGGCGGCCTCTACGGGCCGTTCTGCGGCCTCCGCGGGTCCAGAGAGACTCCCCTCCACCCCTGCGTCGCTCCTGGACGGCAAAGAATCGCCGCTGGGGGCATCCTGCGGTGAGGCCGTCATCGCTGCACCTCGTGTCGAAGGCCATTGATGGTGGCTCCGGTCTCGATGATGACGCCCGAGGTTCCGTCGCCACCTTTGGCGCAGCGCCAGACGTACGAGTCGAGGATGCGCGACCGCCTTGTGCTAATGCGCGCCGCGAATCTGGTGTGAGTCTCGGGGTGGCGGCCGATGTACCGGACGATCTGTTCGACGGGATACCACTCGGACTCGATGATCCAGCCAGCGCGCTCTAGTTGCACGATCAGCGCGTCGAACGTCGGCGGCAGGCTCATGCGGCATCTCCTTGGGTTGGGTCGCCGGCTTTCGCTGCGGCGGTGGCGTGTTCGGCTTCCATGCGGGCTCGTGCGCCACGAGCAGCCTCGACACGGGATGCGGCGTCGCACGCCTTCCTCCACAGGTCGTAGTCGCACCAGCGGACGTAGATCTCGATCATCGGCTTCCCTTTGGTAGGACGGGGCGCGGGTCGCGCCGCTTGGGTGGGTTCGTGTTCAACGCCGCCGCCAACGCCTCGCGGACACGGGCGATCCCGGCCTCGTTGATGACGTCCTGGTCGCGCTCGAACGACCTGCGCCAGCCCTGGTCCTCGGTCATAGCGCACTGGCCGTGTGCTGGTTGGTGTCGAAACCACTCGAGAAATCGCTCTGAATCTCGCGACGCGCGATGAGGTCTAAAGATGATCTATCTACCTGTACCAAGTTCTTCGTAACGTCCGTACCGTCCGTCCGTGGATGTACTCGGTGCATTGCTTGAGCATGGATGCTTGAGCATGTGCTAGATGCATTGCTCGGATACCGCACGACGTAGATCACTTCCTCACCGCCTGGAGCTTAACTTCGCGCTTCGACCAGCGGATCGCCGCAGCGTGTTTCGCCTTATCCCTACGGGCTTTCGATGCTTCGTCGCTCACCTGGTAGTCGTCCCATCCGTGGATATCCCAGCCGCCCGCGCACTCGGTCCAGAGGCCCGCTTCGATGAGCGCCTTCGCGTCAGACTGGCGTCCCTGGAGTAGTGACAGTGCCTCGCGGGGGACGAATCCGTCGGTGCCGTGCTTACCCGCGTAGGCCATTCCTGCGATGTAAACGAGTGCGGAACGGTGCTGATTCAGTGAGAAAAGGCCGAGAAACTTGGGGTGATCGAACAGGGATGTGTCCAGTCGGACCCATGGCAGAGCCATCAGGCACTCCTCTTCCGTGGTCGGCCGTGGCCTTCCATGTCGGCGTTGAGTGCGCGTCGGCGTGCCCGGCAGGCGGCTTCGCTGTCGTCGTAGGTG